CCCATCGTGAAAAAAATCAATCCGAAAAGTCTTGAAAAACGATGGTTCCAAGTCCTGCTTTACCATAAATTTCATCAAACGGAAGGTGCTCCAACCATAGTAGAAGTGGCATCCCGAATGAATATCGCGGAAAATACGCTGACAAAATACATCAATGGGACTAACGTTATGCCTCCGGAACGGATCACCGACCTTGTTATCGCTACGGGTGATATTGAATATCTTTGTGCGCTCAATCGGCCGGCTGGATACTTTCCCGTCAAGATTGATTACGAGAAAAATAACAAGGCACTAAGTACATCTGATTATTTCACAGAAGCATTTTTAGGTATCAGCAAGGTCGTTGAGATGATACGGGAAACCAATAAGGATGAATTTACAGTCCATAAATACAAGAAGCTGCATTCGATTCTATGCCAGCTATTAAGTCTCATCTATAACTGGGATGAGAAATTTCGGAGGATGGCAAAACCATGAGGGGGAGGGCATTTAATGAATTATTCAATTATTAAAAATGGGGTTTTAAAAAATTTTGTTATTCGGGAAATTCGTGATTTTGAGGGGAATATCCTCGGCTATGCTAAATATCAACATAATGGACAAGTTGCTGGAATTATGGAATCTGCTCAAAAATTAACATCCATACTTGAGCAAGAATTAGGTGGATGGTCAAATATTAATAGTCGAATATTTGCAACAGATGAATCTGGAAAAATAAAGTGGGCAATTTCTCCAAATTTCAAACACTTGGCAGAAATTGAGACTGATGAAGCTCAAAATATATGGGGATTTATTCAATGTTCCTTTTAATTATAGCTCTATTCGGGTTCATCTATTTTCACCTTTTAATGATGTGCCTGAATGAGGGGGAGGGGTGATGGACGAACCGACCATCCTCGCATGTTTCATAGCTGCCGTCACAACGTGTCTAGCGGCTGTTATTCTCGGATATTTAATCTATCTATTTTTTTAGGAGGGAGGGGACGAATGAAAAGGACGAGGAAAACAAATGATAAAAAAACTATTGGAGCTTATGTTGATACCTGGCTTTATGATCTGATTAATACAAAAGCAAGGGCAAAGGGAAAATCAACAAGTGCTTTTATCGGAGATATTTTAAGGGAATTATTTACAAGCAATTATCCCGAAAGAATGAATACGAATCTCGGTTATTACAACGATTCAAAAGGGATTCTCCGGTCTGTAAATAAACAATAAAAGGGAGGGAAAATGACAGACAAAATTAAAAAGGTTGAGAAAACCAACAACGGCAAAAAGGTTGCCTTGACTGCTGACTTTGGTACGTTTTTCATACGTATCAATGAAAATGAGATCATGAGACCCGTCAGGGCAGACATGACACTCTATGAAAAGATGGGACACTTCTTCAAGATGCGTGATGATTTCCCCATTTCTCACCCAGGATATAAGCACCTCAACAAAGTTGCATCCGTGAATATCGTTACGCCTCAGAAAGTTATGATCGATGAACGGGAGCGGTTGAATCCCCACATTGAAAGGAACCCTAAGACAAAGATGGTTGAGACGGTTGCAATCCGCAAGATAGGGATCGGTTACAGTCCCGCCGGAAATATCACGGTCATAGACAAGACTTTGTTTTACAACCTCTATGCTTATTTCATTGAATCCGTTCAGTCGAAAATGAAAAAGGAAGAATGGAAATGGGACAAGGATGAAAAGAAGAGCAAGCCTACGGGTAAAAAGCTGCATCCAGACTGTGCTGTTATCGGGACTGAGAATGAGAAACCGAAAAAGGAAGGGAGTTGGGCGTTTTTTGAGACTATTTCGCCACTCGGATTATGGATTAACCATGAGGACTCGGCAATTATCGACTGTCTGAATGAACATACTCAACGTCAGAAATTTGGGGACAGGATCGCACAGACAATCGTAGAGCGAAACATCTTGAAGGATCATCCGGCTATCGGAATTGATAAGGTTTATCCAACGGATAGTTCTGCGGGACGAAAAGCGACTGTGACTGTCTATGGATATCGCCATGAATTTGGTTATGCTCAAGTCAATAATATTTTAGCACAGGCGGAAAAAGGACAAGAAACAATCGATGTCAAAGCAGAGGTGATTGATACCGTTGAATTAGAGGAAGAGGAAAAGGTCATGGAAGAAGTCGCGGCAGAAGATCCGGGGACAAAAAAGAAAAAGAAGAAAAAAGCTCCCGAAAAGACACCCGCAGAGATGGAAGAACCTCCAGATGAATTCTATCTAGGTCAAGAAGGGGAGGGAGACGATGGATCATCTTGATATACAGCCGGAAATAGAGAAACCAACGACTCCCGAGGATATTCTTTATTCAGAATTATCTAAATTCACGGCAGAGATAAGCGCGAAACTAGATACAGAACGTCCACCCTGGCAACCCAGGGATCATAGCCAGAATAATTGGGCATCTGAAATTCACCATCCATGTCTCAAGAATTTAGTCCATACTCGCGTTGATTGGAAACAGAGGCAAGGTATAGATATTGAAGGACGTTGGAGAGTTGATGAGGGCAAGAGGATTGAATGGGAGGTCACAAAGTGGCTCGGGGATATCGGATTTGAAATCTCGGAATCTCAAAAAAGATTTAGCACGGACGATATTGAAGAATACTGCGATCTAAAAATCTCCGGAAAAATTGATGGGATGATCCCCTTAAAAAGAAAGCTGCCCGCTCCATTCTCTCACATGCAGGAAATAAAGGTCGAAATCAAAACCGTGAATCCTAATTACTGGAATTCAACAAAGACGATTGCGGATATAAAACGACACCCTAAATTTTGGATCCAAAAAATCCCGTCCCAATTAAACACTTATCTTGCCTTATCAAATGATCCTGGGGGACTTCTAATAATTGTGACATTCGGTAAAAAACCAAGAATCCTCCCAATGCTATTTGATCAGGATCTCTGGGATCACGATCAGGCAAGAGTCAGGAAGGTCAATACCCACGTAGCAGCCGGAACCTACCCCGAACCGATTCCTTTTGACGCAACGATATGCGGGATGTGTGATTTTAATCATATCTGCAATCCAATATCGACAACAAAAATGAGTCAAGTCGATCCGATGGATATATTCAAGTTAGAAATGTACCTAGAATTTGAAGAATGGAATGCAAAATATAACGAAATACGTGCTGAATTGATAGGGGACAAAAAGAAACCGGGGAAATATAGAGGCATGGATGCGATCATTGAGGATATCGAAATAACAACCTCAATCCAAATGCGAAAGAAATTTGATATCCCAAAAGAGGAAAAGGAAAAATTCTATGTCGGAGATTATGAGGTAATCATCACTAAAATTTCCAGGATAGGAAAATAAAGGAGGGAAAAATGGAAGATCAATTATCAGTAATTGTCAAAGAAAGTGGTCTTGAGAAGACTAAGGCCCAGGTTTTACTTGATAATTTCAGTCGTTATTTTCAGCTTGCCGCTGATTGGGAAAAAAAGGCTAAGACGATTGTAATTACCGATGCAAGCCAAACAGCCGAAATGCAAATGGCGAGAACAGGAAGATTATTTCTTCGTCAAAAACGAATCGTCATTGAAAAAACAAGAAAGGATCTCAAAGAACAATCTCTTCGTGAAGGCAAAGCTATTGATGGAATTGCCAATATTCTCAAAGCCCTGATCATTCCTATTGAAGAATATTTAGAGAAACAAGAGAAATTTGTCCCGAGAGGAAGAAGAAAGAAGCTGAGCGTATTGCCTATGAGAAAAAAGTCCAGGAAGAAAAAGAAGAAGCTGAACAAAAGGTCCTGGCAGAACGAAAAAGGCAAGCTAACATATTAGCACAACAGAAAGCCAAGGCTGAGGCTGAACGACGTGATTCTGAAGAGAAGCTAAAGAGAGAAAAAGAGGCTGCTGAAAAGGCTGCCTATGAAGAAAAGCAAAGACAGGAAAAGATAATCGAAGATCAAAAACAGAGAATGCAAAAGGCTGAAGCTGAAAAAATGGCCTACGAAGAAAATATGATTAGATGCCCATTTTGACACAAGTCTTTTAATTTGAAGGCGGTACAGAATAAGAATAGAAATCGGGAACAAAGAATATAGAGATTATGAGGGAGTCCACGACGCGGGTCGACACAAGGAAGGATACAGTCTTTCCCTCCCTTTTAACCCTCCTTTATTTGGTTTTTTTAGCGGGAGGGGAGTTGGGTTACCCCTCTCCTCCCGCGCTATACCTGAGGTGAGAATGAGATTGGTTGTAAGTCATTCAACAGAAATTGATTCATGGATAGAAGAAAGGCATTATCTTAAATCCGTTCCAGCTGGGGCCAAATTACGTTTTTGGGTCTTGGATGATAAAGGGGAAACTATTGGGGCGATGATGTGGGGACGACCATCTGCAAGATTATTAAATAATGAACTTCTTTTAGAACTTACAAGGATGGTTTTTATAAATGATACAGAAAGATTTGTAGAAAGCCGAGCTCTTTCAATGGCAAGGAAATTAATCCGTAAATATATGCCTAAAATTAAAGGATTGATAGCGTATAGTTCAACAGGCCAAAATCATGAAGGCATAATCTATCAAGCAGATAATTGGTTTCCTTTTGGGAAGACCACGGGAGATAAATGGACAAGGGAAAATAGGCATCGAGCAGACATTGATATAAGTCCAAAACTTCGTTGGTTGAGGAGTCCATAAATGCCCTGGAAAACATACTCTATTCCCTGGGATGAGTGGAAAGAGTTTTGCGCTGAACATGATGTTGATCCTCGTGAGAATGTCGACCTGAGTTTTGAGACGGGTGGAGGGGATGGGTACACAGTTAAATGTCAGGACGAGCCACCGGAGAGGGAGCCCGAATGAGTGAAGATGTAATTCTCTGTAGCTGCCATAGACAACCCGTCAATACAAAAATAGTCAAGGGGAAACCATTTAATAAAAAGGAATATTATTGCCCAGTAGATGGCATACAATTATTCAATAATTTTATCTATGCGAAGAAAAGGGTAAACCTTCCCAATCCCGATGATACGCGGGATGGGAGTGAAGTCGAATGTTCGGAGGATTTGGAGAGGGTAGATCAGGACGCTTATTTTGATTTACCGGAATTAGGAATGCCTAAATATGATGAGATTCATATTTCCGTTGCCTTTACTTGGGATATAGAAAAGGCTAAATGGTTAAAAAAACAATGGGATTTTGTAGCTCCTGTAAAAATCGGGGGCCCTGCAATAGACGGGGAGCCTACGGATGGATTCATATCGGGAAAATATCTTAAACCAGGGGTGACCATTACATCGCGGGGGTGTCCCTTCCGGTGTCCCTGGTGTTTTGTCAGGCGGGATCTTATTGAGTTAAATGATTTTCCTGAGGGTCATATTATTCAGGACAACAATCTTCTGGCCTGTTCTAAGTCACATCAAGATAAAGTATTTCAAATGTTATCCAATCAAAAAAACGTTGAATTTCCAGGTGGTCTTGATGTTCGCCTATTAAATGAATGGACGATAGAAAAACTTCGGGGATTGAAGATTAAGCAAATATTCATTGCTTATGATGATACATCTCGTTTTATCCATGCTAAATATGCCATTGAAAAACTACGGAAACATTTTACTCGAAATCAAATCAGGTGTTTCGTATTAATCGGATTTTGCCATGATTCATTTCAATTTGCAGAAGAAAGGCTTTTAGAAACATGGGATTGGGG